AGGGTCAACAGGGTCAACAGGGTCAACAGGGTCAACAGGGTCAACAGGGTCAACAACTAGTTGAACCTATCTCAAGTGATGGTCAATATCCCGTTGTTTTAGAGTTGATTGATGTTGTTATAGATAGTCCAGGATATTCTTATAATATGTCAGATGAGATTACTATAACACCAGATAATGGCGCTAGTATAACACCAATAATCAGTCCTATCGGATCTATTATTGGCGCAGTAGTGAAAACTGGTGGATTGGGATTCACAGACATTCCTGAGATAACCATTAGTTCTCAGACAGGATTTAATGCAAGACTTATTCCAGTATTAGGAACTAAGTTTGTTGGTGAGCAAGAGATTTCTGAGATTGATGATCCAGAAATCATATCAAAAGTGATAAGTGTAGTCGATTGTGTAGGTAGATTCTAATGACAGAACCAGTACGTTGCTACCATACTATTAGATATGGTAATGATTACGGAGAAATACAATTTGGACATATTCATGATGATGAGATTGTTTCTGGGTGTCATATTAGAACTGCAAATGATGGTGGGCGTCATTATATGACTATGGATAGTACTGGTCTTTCTGAGACTGGTAGAAAAGGTGGAACTATAATGTCATCACCAGGATCGACTCAGATCGTTTGTGGTATGGATGTTGCAAAAGAAATACCAGCATTCATTACAATAGCGAAGAATGGTGATATTGTTTTTAAGGCAAAACGGGGAAGAATCCGATTCATAGCAGAAAATATTGATTTGATTGCTAACGGATCTGATGGAAAAAATGGTAGAATCTTACTGAAAGGGAATGAGAAAGTTAGTATCAAGACCCAAATGTTTGATGTTGATGCAAATGCTTCTTGTAAAATAGTTTCAGAAAATACTGTAGATATTATAGGAAGATCTATATTAAATGTTTATGGTGGATTAATGGATTTTGCTGATGGAGCAACATCTATTAAAGGAGGAAAAGCGGGGGGTGGATTATTCCCATTCAGTAACGAGATTAAAAATTTACCTATTATTGGAGACTTTTTATAAATGGCAAAACTTCCTGATGTACACGTAACTAAAAGACTTTTTATTGGTGAAGGTTTACCTGCATGTCTAGGAATATCTGGAGCTGAGATTCGTGGTTCTGCATATATTGAAGGTCCTGCTGTTGTAGGTGTTCCATTAAAGTTTCTTCCATATGAAGCTGGGGTGATGATCAGTAATGTTCAAAATACTGATATGCTTGCAGTACCAACTCCAAGTATTGTAAAAATACGATCTACATCAGTACCAACGCCGATTGATGTAGTTATTGGAGATATTGCTGGACCTGTAGGAGTTAATGTCTTTTGTGGTCCTATGCCATTTGTTGTGTCATCAGCATCTATTTCTTTAAATACTTTATTGCGATTTGATGTTTCTAACTTTGAATCAAAGATTGCATCTCTAAAATCTGATATTGGAGCAAAGTGTTTTGCAGGAACAAAACTTGAAACTGGATTTGATTCTAATCTAGGATTTGCATTTAATGCTGCACCTTTATTTGGTGAAGCTCCAACACTATATCCAGACCATGCTACTAAAGTTACAACTTTAAATAAAACTTTCGGTATTGCTATTTCTAAAAAACCATTTGATATTTTGCATCCAACTAAAGATGGGCATAGACTTAGGTATGTTTCTTTAGAAGGACCAGCGGCAGAAGTATATTGTAGGGGTAAATCTACCTCTGATGTTATTCATCTGCCAGATTATTGGTTGGGATTAGTCGAGAAAGATTCTATAACCGTTAACTTAACTTCAGTTGGTAGTGAACAAAATCTATACGTCAAAGAAATCGTAGACAACAAGATTTATGTTGGTGGTGGAGTATTGATGAATGGAGAAGGATTGTTTAAGTATCACTATACAGTATTTGCAGAAAGAAAAGACACTGAAAAGAATATTCCAGAATACAAAGGGTTGACAACTGATGATTATCCAGGTGATAATAGTGAATATAGATTGAGTTAGAATGAAAAAAGTCCATGAGTTATTCCCTCTGATAATCTATCAGGGGAGTTTAGATTGTCATGAAGAGTTTAAAAGAGATAATATAGAAAGTTTAAAGAAGTATTGGTTTAATGGTTATGAGCATGAATCTCCAGAAGCATCGTCAAATATTTTTGCCCATTTAAATACTGATTATTCTGTGTTCTTCAAATCACTTAGAAAGATATTTGATGATTATTTTGATACTTTGAATATAAAATATGATAGATTAAGTTATCATATATGCAAATCATGGGTTGTTTATCATAGAGATGATACTACTCCTCCAATGGCACCACATAATCATAATGAGGCAAATATAAGTTTTGTGTATTATTTAAATACTGACGAAACATCCGATAGATTTGTTGCTATGCAAATGAGTAATAGTAATGAAGTATGTCAAGGATTCTTCGATACTGCTGATATACATAATCTTATGACCAACTTCAATAGATATAACTGCAATAACTATACAATAACTCCTATAGAAGGTTCTGTTATTGTAATGCCAACTCAAACGTTTCATAAGACGATCAAAAAGAAAGCTAGAACGAATGAAAGGATTGCTATTGCTGGAGATGTTCGGGTTACTTTAAAACCAGAACATTTCAGACATCATCAAGGTTGTACACATCCCTCACAATGGTTAGAAATATGACGTATAAGATTGTAAATGATTCTAGAAAACCTATTTTAATAAAACATTCTGAAATATGTTCTCCTCCACCAAATGAGATTTTCATAGATGATGTTGATACATCTTATCCAGGTATTGTTATTAAATATGAAAATGGTTATTTGATTGAAGATGGTGTTCATAGAATGGCAAAACTTCAAAAACAGGGGATATTTGAGTCTCTATTTTATGTTGTAAGTATTGAAGAATATAAAAATGGAATGGTTTCTATGAAATATCGAGAAACCTTTATAACTTTAGGCGCATGGAATCATAACTTTTTGTCGCCAAGACTCCACAAATAAATAAACCATAGCAATGTTATGCAGAAGAAATGGCTAAAATAAGGAATGTTGAATCTATTAATAAGATTACATCCCAACTTATTAATGATAAAATAGATATTGATAGATTTGCTAGAGAGCAGATAGTTACTTTAGAAACTGCTAAAGAACCATATCAAGATGCATCTAAAAATCTAGACTTATATTTGCTTGAAACTTGCCAAGAAGTAAATGATGCTTATGATAAAGTGAAAGAATCATATCAAAGTAGAATAGATGCTGGTGGTGCCAGTGATTTATTTTGGAGGATTGTGGGAGTATCTAGTCTTACTAGCACCACTCCTAATCCAAATACAGGACCACAAACAAAAATTGTTGGACTTTCATATGATTTAAGATGTGAAAGATTGTCGAGAACATATTCTGAGCAACAAAATATTGGATCTGGTTCTTCTACTTTTACTTTTGATCCTTCTAGCGTTCAAATATATCAAGCAAGAGAAGTGAATCTTGGTAGTAAGCAACCATTAACTTCAGCTGGTAGTGAAATGGATAGTGTTTTTAGACCTGTCAATCTTCAGGGAATAAAGTTAGATATCGAACCATATAGTAGAGATGTTCTCGAAACTTATGTAAATGTTTCGATTGGAACTGCTGATCTTGGAGGAACGAGACTATTCTTGACTAAAATATATGAGGATATTGAAATTGGGCAGTTAGTTTCCTCAGAACCAAAAATCTTATTTCCAGACTCTGGTGTCAATAATGTAACTGGTATTGGCACTGCAATCGTAAATCTTACAGGGGTGCCAAATACTTCTGGTGTAAATGGTGAGATAGTGACTTATGTCGATTTAGGAGATCCTGTAACTCAACTTATAACTGCTCCATTATTTAATGGGGAATATCCGATATTCACGTTCTCAATATCTCCAGATCAAGTCCCTGATAGCATTTCTGTCGGTGAACGTGAAAGTCCTTATGAACTTCAACAGGTGAAGAAAATGACTTCATCTGATGCTGGAACAGGAGTAGAACTAGAATATGATAACTCTGGGATAGAAGTGTATAGTGCAGAGTGGCCACATTTTCTAGATGGATATCCAGACCCTGATAATCTTGATAGTATTGTTAGAGAACCTGCAGTTGGATCTGGAAAAGTGTATTATACAGTTGGGTTTAATAGAAAACCTTTGAGAGATGATGGTTCTGATGCTACTGAGGGGGATACTAGAACAATATCAGACTATATTTCTTCATTTGGAGGAGGATTTTTAGATCCTAACTCACCACAAAATCCAAGTTTTGTCCCTGCTTATAGCAGCCAACTCAGCAATACTCCAGAAATAAATGCCCAAATAAAATCTAATGAAGATGAAGCTTTACAAAAAGAAAGTTCATTGAAATATAATGATGAGTTTTATGATAGTATTTCTATTTCTAACAAAATAAAAAAAGAATATAATGAGTTTAATATTAGAATATGGGCATATAGAGTTCAAATCGGAAAAGCTAGAGAGGAAAAGCTAGAAAAAGAAGACTTTAAATCTTTCCTCAATAATAGTACATATAAACCTATTGCTAATGCTGGAGGGCCTCCAGTAGTAAATAGAAACTATCCAATGTCCTCTAATACATCTTTAATCAGTTCAACATTTTTGACATTTGATATTACCGTATAAATAATACAAAGTCGCTTCAATGTAGTAAAAATATTATGTCTAAATCTCTTATTAATGTTGGCGCATTTGCTAATGATGCTACTGGAGATAGTTTAAGAGTAGCTGGTCAAAAAATCAACGATAACTTTACTGAGATCTATGATGTTCTCGGTAACGGATCTTCACTTTCTGGCATTGTTACATTTGCACAAGGTGCATATTATTCTGAGATATCGGGAATCTCTACTTATTCCGAAGGATTAATAGATAGTCCTCAGATTGCTGTAGATGGTGTTACATGTGCAGGTATTGTTACTATGGCAAATAGTAGCATTGTTGGAACTGCAGCAACATTTACTGCTACAGGTGTAACTACAGTAAGTGCTGCTTTACAGGCATTTCATAAAGTTGATTATAATAGTAATAACACACAAATACTTATTTCAGATTTTAAACCAGGATCTACTTTTGAAGTTATTTGTAGAAATACAGATGGCTCAACTAGATCGGTTCTAATTCTTACGAGTGAAACTGATACTGGCCATGCTCTCCTTCCTTTATGTGGATCTTTGTTTAGCGGTACAATTACTAATGGAGTTATTAATGTTGGTTCTAATAGAATGCTCAGGGTTAGAATATGGAATGAAAATGGTTCCGTCTATGGCATGTACTGTTGACAACTGCCCTGCGCCCTGCTAAGATATATGGGTAATCAAGAACGAGACGACAAAATGCAAGATGAGTACCTGACAAGGTGCGTTGTAGATCCATCTCGTAAAACCATTTATATCTACGGGAGTAACGGAAACGAAAATGAAATTGTTTGTGTTACTATTGACCAGTTTATGAACATGCTCAAGTTTATTCGTGCTACAGTTGATGAAGATATTCTAGGTTATGCAGAATGAGACCAGAAACACGCGAAGCAATGGAAATGCTTTTGGGCATTGTGCCCGTGGGAGTTCAAGTCTCCCCGTTCCTATTGAGACTTTCTAATAAATAATAAGAAACGCTCAATCATATGAAATATAGAATCGACGTTAGATATTGTTGGTTTGAAAACAAATCTATGTTGGTTGAAATGTATTTCATAAACAACATTCCTTTTACTTTTTATGAGGTACAAAAAGAACTTTACGAAGATCAAGAAATCATAGAGTTAGCAAATAACTCTGCTTCATATACAACAGAAGACCTTTATAGACACTCTTTCTATCTTATAGAAGAAGAGTGTCATCCATTATTATATCAACTTGATTTAGAAAACCCCGAACTGTTACCTACTGACTAATGAAAATCAATCTTTGGTATTCCGAACATAAAAAACAATGGAGATGGGTGTTATGCGATGATAATGATAAAATGCGACAGGAATCTGGATCGCAACCATTTTTGCGTGATGCAATGAATGACGTTGCAAACACTGTAGAATATATGCTCGAAACAATGCAATCTGAGTAATAATAGCATGTGTTTATTCACGTCCTCTTCTTTTTTGATTGATAAATAACTTATAACGGAAACTATAATGTAAATAAAATGGGTCTCTCCAGGTTAGATAATTTTCTAAAGTCAACTCGCGGAACTATCCTTTACGTTGATCCAAACAGTCTTGACTCAACTGATAGTATTGAAAATCAAGGTAACTCTTTGACCAGACCCTTTAAAACTATTCAAAGGGCATTAGTTGAAGCATCTAGATTCTCATATCAGAGAGGAAAAGGTAATGATAGATTTGGTAAAACAACTATTTTACTTTATCCAGGTGATCACATTGTAGATAATAGACCTGGGTGGATCCCTACTGGTAGTTCATTTATCCTAAGAACTAGTGAGGTTAGAGACGACTTTGGTGAATGGACATTAGACACTAACTTTGACCTAAACTTAGAGAGAAACTCTTTATACCAACTAAACAGTATTCATGGTGGAGTCATCGTACCTAGAGGTACTTCTATTGTTGGTTTAGATTTAAGAAAAACTAGGATTATTCCTAGGTATGTTCCAAGTCCAACAAATGATCAGATTGAAGCGTCTGCTATTTTTAGAGTAACTGGTGCATGTTATTTCTGGCAGTTCACTATTCTAGACGCTGATCCAAATACCACATGTTATGCTGATTACACTATTAACCAGTTTATTCCAAACTTCTCTCACCACAAACTGAGAGTATTTGAATATGCTGATGGTGTTAATAATGTAGTCATTAACGATGCGTTTATTAATGGTACTTCAGGTGAGTTTGATAGAACTGATCTTGACATGTACTATGAGAAAGTTGGTATTGTTTATGGTCAGAATACTGGTAGAGATATTCCAAATGACTATCCACCATCAGATCTAGTTGATATTGAACCAGTTATTGATGAATATAGAATCGTTGGTCCAAAGGGTGATGAAGTAGGTATTGCTAGTATTCGTTCTGGCAATGGACTTGTTTCTTCAACTCTTGTTACTGTTACAACATCTGAACCACTTGATGGTATCAGTGTGAATACTGCTATTGAGATTCAGGGAGTATCAACTCCTGGATATGATGGTAAGTATGTAGTTTCTGGCGTCAATAGTCCAACAGAGTTTGAGTATAAGGTACAAAATCCTCCACCAGAAGCATTAGGAAATGTAACATCTTCAACTGTTAATCTGATTGTTGATACAGTATCATCTGCATCACCATATGTCTTTAACTGTACGCTACGAAGCGTATATGGTATGTGTGGTCTATTGGCGGATGGATCTAAAGCGACTGGTTTCGTATCGATGGTGGTTGCCCAATATACTGGTGTTGGACTACAAAAAGATGAGAACGCATTTGTTAAGTATGATACTACTTCAGGTACATATAAGGATGCTACATCAAATCTTATCAATCTTTCATCAAACACCTTATCGCAATATAAACCAAACTATGAGAACTTTCATATTAAAGCGATTAATAACTCTTACTTGCAGTTAGTTTCTGTATTCGCTATTGGTTTTTCTCATCAGTTTGTATCTGAGAATGGTGCAGATATTTCTCTTAACAACTCCAACTCAAACTTTGGTAATAAAGCACTTGTTTCAAAAGGATTTAAACAGGATGCATTCAGGAAAGATGATGTTGGATATATCAGTCATCTGATTGCACCAAAAGAACTAGAATCTGAAGACTATACAGTAGAGTTTTATTCTATTGATGTAAACACAACAGTTGGTGTTGGAAGTACATCAAGAATGTACTTATATAATCAAACCAATGAAAATATTATCCCAAATACAGCATTTGATGGATTTAGGATTGGTGCTAAAGAAAATGATAAAATCTTCCTAGATGTATTCGATACGGCAGGTATTAAGAGCACTTATTCGGCAACTATTGTTATGCCGAATGAAGATTTTACTGGTGGCATTTATGGTGCATATAGAAGAGATGATCTAGAGTTTTCATCAAAGAAAGAGTTCTTAGTAAGAAGAACAAATAATGATACTGAGAATGATATTTTCAATAATGTTATTTCTTTCAATGAACCTCACCAATTTTTAACTGGTGAATCTGTAAGAATATTATCTGATAATGGTAACTTACCCGATGGTATTGAAGAGGATAGAGTTTATTTTGTTATTACAGATTCTCTAGATCCAGTTGGATTGGGAACCACACAGATCAAACTCTCAACATCATTATCAGATTCCTTCCAAGAAAATGTAGTATCTATTAATGAAAAGGGTGGAAACTTAAAGATTATTAGTAGAGTATCCGATAAAGTTGCTGGAGATTATGGACATCCTATTCAATGGGATGAACAATATAATCAATGGTATTTAAATGTATCTAAGATTTCTATTAGTAATCTAGGAGAAAATGATCTTTATAATGGCATCGTTGGACTTGGAACGACATCTCTTGGTAATGCTACATCTAGAACATACTTTAAGAGAAAAATCGATAATAGATCATATTCCGATAACCTCTATAGTTTGAGATTTGTTATTCCAAAAGATTCTAATATTGAATCTAGAGATCCACTTGATTCATTTATTTTACAAGAATCTAGTTCAGGAATTACAACATCTACAGAAGTTGCAAAGTATTTTGACCCTACAGGATCACTATCAATATCAAACTCAACTGAACTTAGAAACCCAAGATTTATTTCCACATGTAGTTGGAATGGTGGTCAAATCACTGTTGGTACAGAACTACCACATGATCTTGTTCCTGGTTCGGAAGTAACTATTATTAATGCTATCAGTGCTAATAATACTGATGGAACATTTAATAAAGGTTATAATGGATCATTTATTGTTACTGGTGTTAATAACTCCAGAGAGTTTACTTATAACTATGAATATGATCCAGGTTCATTCCAAAGTGACACAAATACCAGAGATGAAAATCTCCCACGTTTCTATAAGAGTAAGTTAAGAAATACTTTCCAAGCATATAAGATCGAGAATGTTAAGCAATACATTCCAAGTTATCAAGATGGTGTTTATCATATTATTCCACTAAGAGCTTCAGAGTCTCCTATTGTTGCACCATTTACTAATAAAAAGTACACACAGTCTTTAAGGAATCTATATCCTAGACTTGATAGAGACAATCCAGTATCCGATCCAAAGGAAGCAAGATCATTTGCTACCTCAGAGAAGATTGGTATTGTTGTTGTAGATGATCCACACAATAGTTTGACCAAAGAATCATCAAGATCATTCTTAAAAGATCTTGGTGTTGGTGTTGGAGTAACAAATATTGTATCTGATAGTGTGGGAGTATCTCATACAATCTTCACTGATATTGATCATGGACTTTTTGGTATTACAAACTTAAGTATCCAAAGTATTGGATCACAGTATATTCCAGGTATTTACTATAATGTCCCATTAACATCTGGATTATCATCAACTACAGGATTTAATGCAACTGCTAGAGTGAGTGTTAGTGCTGCTGGTACTATTACAGATGTTACTATCATGAACCCTGGTAGTGTGTATGGTATTGGTAACACATTATCGCTCACATCAAATATAAGCAGACAGGTTGGATCTTATGATGCGACAGTAAGAGTCGAAGGTATTAATGATTCAACTGGCGAAACTTTAGAAGTTTCTGGTATTGGAACTGGTAACTACACAAACCTCTATAGAATCTCTGGATATGAAGTTGGAGATGCTAAGAAGGTATTTGCTTATTCATCTGAAGATATTGTAGAACCAAATACTGGTGAAAACAGGATTATCATTAGATCTACTGATAATCCTTCGATCATTAATGTTGGTAGATCGATCAAATCAACCAGTGTAATCTATGATAATAGAGTTGGGGTTGCTACATTTACATTCCCAAGATCTCATGGTTTCTCTGTAGATCAGAAAGTTAGAGTTGGTGGGGCAACAACTGAAGTATTCAATGGAGACTTTATTGTTAAGTCTGTAGAATCTACAAGTTCTTTTGTTGCGCCAACAAAGTTAAGTATTAATGTTAAGGGGTGGGATACTATAACTCCTATCGGAACTCCTATCTTCCATCCACATGGTTTGACATCAAGAGGAGGAACAGTTTCAAACGAATCTGAACTATATTCTTCAAGATTATTCACTACCTATGCTGGTATTTCTACACAAATCGGAAATACTATTAACGTATCCGATTCCAATACCAACCCAATCACTATTAACAATGCAGTAGAAAGAGGATTTAAACTTGGGGATTATGTTCAGATTGGAAATGAGATCCTAAGAATCAGATCTGGAGTTTCTAGCGATACAGTATATGTCTTTAGATCTCTACTAGGAACTGCAAAGGAAACTCATAGAAATAATAGTGTAATCAATAAGATTAAGGTACAACCTATTGAGTTTAGAAGAAACTCTATTATTAAAGCTTCTGCACATACATTTGAATATGTTGGTTTTGGTCCTGGTAACTATTCGACATCACTGCCAGATAAACAGGATAGAGTTCTAGGTTCACAAGAAGAAGTTCGCGCTATTTCTGAAAAGAATGAAGGTGGTGTTGTATTCTTCAGTGGAATGAACAGTAATGGAGATTTCTATACTGGTAACAAGAGAATCAACTCTTCAACTGGTGAAGAAAATCTATTTGATCTACCTGTACCAACAGTAACTGGTGAAGAACCTGATAAATCCAAATCAATCTTCGGTTTTGAAGTACTATCTCCAATGGAGATTAGTATTGGTAGAGCTATTAGAGTTGAAGGTGGAAAGGATAAGAACGTCGTATCAAGATTTGACGGTCCAGTAATCTTTAATAACAAACTTACATCATATTCTGCTAAAGGTATTGAAGCTAACTCTTTATATCTCCAAGGTTCTGAGAATGTATCTAGAAAGTACACTTTATCTGAAACAAAACCAGATTATACTGGAAACTATGGTGACGTTGTATTTTATTCGGATCCTAAGGATAAGGGATATGTTGGATGGATTTATACCCAAGAAAATACATGGATGGATTGGGGATTTATTGGTGGACCAGCAATCCATCTATCAACAAATAATAATCAAGTAGGATTTATTTCTGCAATCAATATTGTTGGTCTTGGTCTGACAGTAACGACGCAATATACCCCAGGCAATAACGGTGGCATTTCCACCATTATTATTGATGATAATCCACTGATCGCCATTTCAACTGGTCCTTATAACCAACTTGTTGGTAATGCTAATCAAATGAACTTTGTTGGTGGTGGTATTACACTATCACAGATTGGATCTTCTGGAATAGTTACTGTCTACATGGAGAAGATTAATGTAGAAGCACTAGCACCATCTGGTCCATATCAATCCATTCAGTTCCATGAAAGTGATGACACATTTGGTGGTGTTCCTTATTTTGCATATAACAATGTAACTGGGACAGTTGATATTGGTCCTACATCTTGGACAAGTGATGGATTTGTAAGCTTTGGAACTACAAATCCAACATCTAAAGTTGAGATTTATACTGCTGCTGAAAGAGCACTTTATATTAACTCAACTTCAGGTACTGGTGAGATTGTAAGGATTGAAAACGTTGGTAATGATTTGAAACCATTTATCATTGATATTGATGGTAACGTTGGTATCAATACTGGAAATGTTCTAGCAGGTATTTCTTTACAAGTTAATGGTAATATTGGTGTTGTTGGAGATATTAGATTCTTCAATTCAAATCAATCCTTCTATGCTGGATTTAAGGCACAAAATGACCTTAGCACTAATCTTGTTTGGGAACTTCCAAAGATTGTTGGTTCTGCTAAGAGTATTATGATTAGTGAAACTTCTGGAACTATTGGATGGTCTACAATCTCTGATCTATTATCAATAACATCAACCGATGCTTTACCTGAAGGGGATGTAAATGTTTATCATACTGTTCAAAGAGTTGTTAATGCTTACATGAACTCTTTAGGAAAACAGGTTGGTATTGCAATCACATATAACCCAAATACACAAAAGATTGATTATGAGACATGTTTAGAAGAAGGTAAATATTTCTTCTCTAGTTTTGGAGTTATGCTCTGATAAAAAAGGGGGGGATTTGATCCCCCCTTTTTTTTATTATCAACACTCAGGCATTACTAAGACATTATATGTGATTTGTTGTTTTGTTGGAGAGAGTATTGATCTTGTTCTCCAATCTAGACATTTCCTTCTTCTAGCTGCAAACTCAATAGATTGTCCTGGTTTTAGGAAATACTCAGTCGGGAATGGAACTTCTTGTATTCTTCCCCACTTTCTCCACCAGTTCCAACCACTACCATAGAAGTAATATTGTCTAGTGTCTAAGATTTCTTCCTTTGAAAATAAGAACATATATCCATTTGGATTATCCCCCCCACCATCTCTATTTCTTCTGAATCCCCACCAATATCTCCAATACCATCCATAGTTTAAACTTAATGAAGAAAGGTTTCTTCCAATAATACCTTCAATCCAATCAGTATTAATATCTGGAAGGTTTGGTAGTTGAATGTAGTTAGCAGTCCTGTTAGTGGTTGTTCTTCCAAAAGAATCTACCTCTGGTCCAGGAAAAACTTCTCCAGGAGTTAGAACCCTAATCTCATTAGTTCCTGTACCCTCGATAGAAAGATAGTTAAAAATAACTCGTACATTTCCACCAGTATTATTGGTATACAGTGTAAAATCGTTCTGCTCACAGAAGTAACCAGACAATACCTCAGTAATCGATGCCATTGTATTTTTTACTATTTACTTTCTTTATTTATTTAGATCTATAAATAGTTAAAAATTTCAACTAAGAGGGGAGAGTGAACCTCAATGGCAATTCAGAAGAACTTTGTCGTTAAAAATGGACTTGAGGTAAGTGAAGCTCTAATTTATGCGGATAAAGTTGCCGATCAAGTTGGTATTGGTACAACTAGTATTGATGGTAACTGTAAAGTTGAAGTCCGTGGAAACTTAAAAGTTAGAAATCTGTATCTAGCAGAAACATTAGGTATTGGATCTATACCGAATCTGCAAGGAACAACGCTAGACTACGGATATGGTCGAATATTATCTGGTGTTGTAACTAGTCTATCTGGAACTGCAGTAACTTATACTACAGGTAACATTACTGATCTTTCTGGAACTGCAGTAACTTATACTACAGGTGATATCACCAATCTTTCTGGAACTGCAGTAACTTATACTACAGGTAACATTACTGATCTATCTGGAACTGCAGTAACTTATACTACAGGTAACATTACTGATCTTTCTGGAACTACAGGTGATATCACCAATCTTTCTGGAACTGCAGTAACTTATACTACAGGTAACATTACTGATCTATCTGGAACTGCAGTAACTTATACTACAGGTAACATTACTGATCTTTCTGGAATTGCAGTAACTTATACTACAGGTAACATTACTGATCTATCTGGAACTGCAGTAACTTATACTACAGGTGATATCACCAATCTTTCTGGAACTGCAGTAACTTATACTACAGGTAACATTACTGATCTTTCTGGAACTACAGGTAACATTACTGATCTTTCTGGAATTGCAGTAACTTATACTACAGGTAACATTACTGATCTATCTGGAACTGGTGATGTTCAGTATTCTACTGGAACTATCACAACTCTCGATGGAACTTCAGCAACTTTTGGAACTGTAGATGCAGAAAGTGCTCTATATGTTGGTGGAGCGTTATATGATAATAATGATTTAAATGGTAATTTAGATCAAGTTTTAACATCAACTGGTTCTGGTATAGTTTGGAAATCTCCAGGACTTAATGTAGGTGATGCGGATTTACTTGATGGATTAGATTCCACTCAGTT